CAGGTCGCGAGACCGTTTATGCGGCCGGCGGCGGACGCCACTCGGGGATTGGCTAAAAGGATTCTGTCCGAGCAGTTGCGCCGGGGGATCCTGCGAGAGGCGATTAAAGGGAGGTATTCGGCATGAGCGTAGAGGCGGCCGTTTACGACATTCTATCGAGCGCATCGGGCGTGACATCACTGGTCGGCGGGGCGCGTAGTCCGCGTATTTATCCGCTGGCCATACCGCAGGGTAAATCGATGCCGGCCGTTGTGTTTCAGCAGGTTTCGAGCATCGATGAGGTAACATGCGACGGGCACTCCGAGCCGAGAGACGATCGGTTCCAGGTCTCATGCTGGGCCGACGATCCCGACGGCGCCCGGGCGCTGGCCGAGGCGGTCCGGGCGGCGATGGCGGCGGCCTCCGGCTCGCACGGATCGGTAACGGTGAGATTTTGCAGTTTCGACGGCGAGCGGGATCAGATCGAGACGCCCCCGGAAAACGAAACACTGGAGCGATACGGCAAAAGTCAAGATTGGATTGTTATTTACGAGACCTAATGAAAGGGTTAGTCACATGGCAGAGACAAAAGCACTGAAGGCCTGGGGCCTGACCGTCGCGTTCGACGGCGTGACCGTCGGCGAGATCACAAGCTTCAACGGCACTCGCACGCGGGAGATGATCGAGATCTTCACCTGCGACTCGGACGACGAGGCCACCGAGTACATCACCAGCGGCCTCAACGAAGGCGAGCCGACGCTCGGCTGCGTGTACCAGCCCGGCAACGCCGAGAATTACGACACACTCAACGATAAGTTCCTGGCCGGCCGCAAAGGAACGCTTTTGGTCACACTGGCGGCGCCGACCGGCGCCAGCTCGCCGACGCTGTCGGTCAGCGCGTTTATCTCATCGCTGGCCTATCCTGGCTTCGGCTCGCCGCGGGAGGCCCACATGCTCGAGTTTACCGCGCGGACCACCGGCAAGGTGACGTACACCGATTCCAGCGGCGTTGCGACCAGCGCATCGCCGAGCGCATCGGTTTCCAGCTCGGCGTCCAGCTCGCCGTCGACCAGCTCGAGCTAACCCAAAGGAAAGGAAGGAATGACGAATGCTTAACGGCAAGCAGATATTGGCTGCGCGCGACCGCAAGACGGTCGAGGTTAAGGTGCCCGAATGGGCCACCGACGGCGACGACGTCGTCCTGGTCGGCACGATGGGAGCGCTCGATTACGCCGCCCTGCAGGACTGGATCGATTCGATGGGCACGACCGCAGAGCCGGCCGAAAACGAGGTGATCTCGTGCGATACGCCGGTCGGCGACGGTTCGGGCGACCCCGAGCGGACGTACACCAACAGCGAGACGTTCGAGCTGATGGTTCGCTGGTGTCTCTACTCGATTCTGGATCCGGAAACCGGCAGGCCGGCCTTTTCGCTCGATCAGTTGGCCGAGCTGGGCAATAAATCGCCGACCGCGCTCGAGCGGGTCTACCAGGCGGCCCTGGATCTGAACAAGGTGTCGAAAAAGGCGACCGAGGACTTTGAAAAAAACTCCGGCAGGACGGCCGGCGACGATTCTGGTGGCGAGTAGCGCTGCACTGCGGCTACGCGCACCCGGATCTTTTACTGGCCGTCCTGAGCGTGAGGCAGATGAGAGAGCTGGAAATATACAGCGGGATCGAGCCTATCGGCGGCATGGTCGGCGTAAGCGAGCCGGCCGAGCGGCCGGCCGGCGGCATGACCGAAGAGCAGGCGAAATCGATGTTCGACCGGATCCGGCGATCGTTCTCGCGAAAGGGTAAGTGACATGGCACTGTTTGCGAATCTAGTCGGCCGGCTGAGCCTGGACTCGAGCGCATTCGATCGCAACGCCAGGCGGGCGAGCACGAGTATGTACAGTATGAAGCGCCAGTCTCTGGCCCTGCAGAAAGGCATTCTCAATCTGGCCGGGGCCTACATCGGCGTCCACGGCCTGAGCCGCGCCATTCGCAGCACGATTCAAGCGTATGCGATTCAGCAGAAGGCCGAGCACGACCTTACCGCCGCACTGGTCAATACCGGCGGAATGCTCGGCGACAATATCGACACTTTCAAGGCCTACGCATCGGCGATCCAGCAGGCGACCGTTTACGGCGATGAAGAAATCCTAAGCCAGATGGCGTATGCCACCAACCTGGGCGTCACCCGCGACAGGCTGAAGGAGGCGACCAAGGCGGCCGTCGGATTGGCGGCGAAATACAGAATCGACCTGAAGAGCGCCTTCATGCTGATAGGCCGCGCCAGCCAGGGCCAAACGCAAATGCTGACTCGTTACGGAATCGTCCTTGAGGATACGCTGACCGACCAGCAGAAATTCAACGAGATTCTAAAGCTCGGGGCGTCGGCGTTCAGCCTGGCCAGGGCCGAGACCGAGACACTTGAAGGCCAGTTCAAACAGCTCAAAAATACCTGGGGTGACGTCAAAGAATCCTTCGGGCAAATCGGAGCCCGGCCCGATACGATCAAAGACCTAAAGAATCTCGCCGACGCCCTGCGCGAGGTGGCCGACGGATTCGAGAACGTTGAGTATGTTCTCAATCGAAACAGAGCAATGGACACGACCGGCGTCGGCGCAGCAGCTTCGGGAATGACCGATGCGCTGCTAAGAATGAGGGCCGAGCAGAGTAGGGGTGGTTTGCCACAAGGCAGGCTCGATATCTCGCCGCGCGGTTATCAGCGACTGGCCGAGATGCGGGCGAGGGCTCGCGCTATCCGGGAGGGTGTATTCGATTACAGCGGCGCCTTGCCGGGGACCGAATACCGCGTCGAGCCGCCGGCGGCCGAGACAGAGGCCGAGACCGAGGCCAAACGCAAGGCGGCTATGGATATCGCCGCCGCCTACCGGCGGATGTACAACGATCTCGACCAGCGGTCGGAGCAGTCGTGGAATCTGCGGAAACAACTGCTCATCGAGGAGTACAACAGCTACGCCGCGACGATGGGTGCCGAAACGAAAGAACTCGAAGACAACCTAATCGACAAAGCAGAGCTTCTGGAACAGTGGTACGAAGAGCGGCAGCGGGATCTAGAGATTCAAATGGACAAGATGACCGGCACCATTGCCGAGTCGGTGACCGCGCATCTCAAAGAGTACACCGAGACGATCAAGAGCGCCGGGCAGATCATCGGCGAAAGTCTGGTCGGCGGTTTTGACGATCTTGCCGGCGCCATAAGCAACGCCGTGTTCGAGGCCCGGGACCTCAACGAGGCGATTAAGGATGTGATCCGGTCGATGGCGAGGATGGCGTTCGAGGAAGCGACCCGATCGCTTATCAGGATGGGCATAGGAGCGCTGCTCGGCACGCCGACTTTCCACGGCGGCGGCGACGTCGGCGGCGGGATGCAGGTCATGCGCAGATCGTCGGCAGCCGACTTCATCGGCGCCCAGCGATATCACTCGGGCGGCGACGTGCCGGCGCTGCTGCAGGCCGGCGAGCGGGTGCAGTCGCGCCAGCAGGTGGCCGCCTCGAACCGCGATATGGGCCGCATGGTCGCCCTGCTCGAGCGGATCGCCGCCAAGCCAGCGGCCAACGTGGCGGTCGTCAGAAGCGAGGAGGAGATTATCGACGCCATGAAAACCCGCGCCGGCGAGGAGGTGATCGTCCGCGCTATGCAAAGGAACCGTTAGATGAGCTTCGCGAACTACTGGGAAAATGCGATTCTGGACCACGTGTTCGGCAAATCGAGCTACAGCGCGCCTTCCAATATCTACGTGGGCCTCTCGACGGCCGACCCGCTCGACGATGCGAGTGCTCTGGCCGAGCCGTCCGGCAACAATTACGCCCGCGTTTCGACCGCGCCGGCGGACTGGAACGCCGCGTCGGCAGGCTCGATAACGAATGCGTCGACCATAACCTTTCCCCAGGCGAGCGGCGCATGGGGCACGGTGACTCACATCTGTCTATTCGACGCCGCATCGGGCGGCAATCTGCTGGCGTCCGGTCTCCTTTCCGAACAGGGTCTTATTGTGAACCAGGACACCGTATATTTTGATCCGGGCGACTTGGAGGTAATGCAGGACTGATGGCTTATCAGGTCGTTAGATATGTGGATCCCGACGCCGACGGCGTCGGCGACGGCACAAGCTGGGCCAACGCATACACCTCGCTGAGCGCCTGGCAGGCGGGCGAGGTGACGGACCTGGTTACGGCCGACGATTATCACACGGTCTACTGCCGCTCTTCGAGCGGCTCGGACGACACTACGCCGGTGACAGTCGAAAACTGGACCACGGATGCGACTCATTACGTCGAGATCGTAGGCGTGGACTTTCCAGTGGACGGGATCTGGGACGCCGACGCGTACATCCTGCACAACAACGACAGCGCTGAGAATGCTATACTGATTAAAAATAGCTATGTCCGCGTGATAAATATCCAGACCCTGGTCACGGGTGACAGTGTATCGGCCAGAAGCGGGATTCGCGTCCACGGCGTCGCTAATTATTGCGTCGTGGACAGTTGCATAATTCGTGGCCAGATGGGAGTTTCTCAGTCCGGCGGGGCCGGAATCTACGTATATTTCAGTAATTTTTCAGAGATCCGCAACTGCATCGTCTGGGGGTGGGATGCCGCATCTCAATCGGGAGTGTATGTGAGCAACACAGACAACGCCAGCGTTGTCAACAACACAATTTGGAGCAATACGATCGGGTTGTACACACATGCCACCGTCGGCGCCGCCCAAATAATCAATAATATTATAGCAAACAACGGCGACGACATAGACGATAACGGGGTCAATACCATCGATCACTGCGCCACCGACGACGGCGACGGCACCAACTCCGTCAGCCCAAGCGGCGCTGACTGGAGCAATGAGCTTACAGATGCGGCCAGCGGAGACTTCACTCTCGTTCGCGGCGGCAACTGCATCGGCGGCGGCACGGACGATCCCGGCAGCGGCTCTTACGACGACGATATCACCGGCGCCGGCCGGTCGTCTACGTGGGACATCGGGGCGTTCGAGTTCAGGACCGGGCGGCTTAGCGGCCTGATCGCCGCCGCCGGCGCGGTCAGCGCCGAGATGGCGGGCGTCTACGGCGTGATAACAGAGCTGTCTCGCTACCATCCCGAGACTCGCTACGTCGAGCAGCTCGAATGGCGCACGGACATCCCGAAGGGCGCCGACGGCTCCGGCCAGCGGCTGGCCACGCGCGTGCCGCCGCGGCAGCGGATCGAGATGCGTTTTTTGATTCGGACGCCGAAAGAGTCCGCCCGCGTCCAGGCCCTGCTGCACGGCTACGCGAGATATCCATGGGGCCTGCCGTTGTGGCACGACCTGCAGGTCACGCACGCCACGCTGGCCGCCGGCTCAACGACCGTGGCTATCGACACGACCGCCGGCGACTGGCAGGCGGACGATCTCGCCCTGCTCTGGCAGGCCGACCAGTACGAGGTCACAGTGATAGAATCGATCGCCGCCTCGCAACTGACTCTCAAGCTGCCGCTGCAGAGGACATTTAGCGGCAAAACGCTCGTGATGCCGTACCGCCGGGCCAGGCTGTATGGGCCGGCGATTCGCGAGCGCTATCGGGGCGGCGGCGCGATTCTCGCGATGCCGCTGGAAACGATAGGCAACAACCGGATAACCGGCCACGCCGCAGCGAGTTCGTACGACGGTATGGAGGTTCTGACCACTCCGGCGTACCTTCCGCAGGGCGTCTACGACGAGCGGCACAACCCGGACCTTATCGTGGTCGACGGCTTGACGGGCGGCGTCGACACCGAAAAGGTCAGCGACTTCAACGTCACTGACCAGCCGCACATTTTCGTGGCATCGACTGCCGCCGAGGCGTACGAGTTGAGGCAGTTCCTTCACGACAAGCGGGGCCGGCAGAAGAAATTTCTCGTACCGACTTTCGCCAGGGATTTCACTCTTACCCGCGCAATCGGCGCCGCCGATCTGACGATCTACGTCGCCAACATCGGCCTGTACCAGGGCATGGGCGCCTCGAACGCGATGCGGGAATACATCGCCCTGCGAGTCGGCGGCACGGTGTACGTCCGGCGCGTGACCGCGATAGCCGAGGTCGACAGCGATGAGGAGTCGCTTACCGTCGACGCGGCCTTCGGCGTGGCGGCGGCGACGGATGATCTGCTGTGCTGGACCGATCAGTGCCATCTGGCCTCCGATACCGTGGATATCGAATGGCACCGGCCCGGCGTCTGCACCTGCTCGGTGCGGTTGGGGAGGGTGATCTGATGGCTTCTGAGGTCGTGAGATATGTGGATCCCGATGCCAGCGGCAACGGCAACGGCACCAGTTGGGCCAACGCATATACGTCGCTCTATACGTGTCTCAATACCGAAAAGAAAGACATAAGAAACGGCACGGGTACCGATGAAAAATATACCATATACTGCCGATCCAGCGGGGGAACCGCAGATACGACAGCGGCAAATCTAAATGGCTGGTCGACAGACGTTGATAATTATGTCGAGATCATAGGCGACGACTTTCCAGCCGACGGGGAGTACGACAGCACGGCTTACAGGATGGAGCCCACTTCCGGCTGCATTACTGTCAATGCCGATTACACAGTGTTGCGAAACATACAAATGAAACCGACCCTAACCGGGGCGGCGGCGGCGGTAATTGTCCTTATATCAGCAGCTAACGTCACTATGGATTCCTGCATCATTACCATGACCGACAACAGCAAGTCCGGCAATGTCTATGCCGTGCAGGATGGCAATCCGCTGTACATGTATAACACTGTTATTTACGGCATTTCGACGAGCGGAACCGGCAGGGGATATTATTCTACGGGGGGCACGCAGTATTTGTACAACTGTACTATCTGGGACACAAAAACCGGGATTGTCACTTTCGGATCGACAACGTGTACGAACTGTATAGTTGCAAACAACACCGACGACTTTGTGAATTTCGGCTCGCTTACAGCCGACCATTGCGCCAGTGACGACGGCGACGGCACCAACGCAGTCGCTGCCTCCGGCGGCGACTGGGCCAACGAACTTACAAACGCGGCCAACGGCGATTTCAGTCTCGTTTCGGGTGGCAACTGCGTCGGCGGAGGGACGGACGATCCCGGCAGCGGCTCTTATGACGACGACATCACCGGCGCCAGCAGATCTTCCACCTGGGACGTCGGGGCGTTCGAGTTGTCGAGCGCATCTGTTTCACTTTCGCCCTCGTCGAGTATTTCGGCCTCGGCATCCGAGGGCACTCCGTCTGCGAGCGTTTCGGCCTCACCGTCAAGTTCAATCTCGGCCAGCATCTCGGCGTCACCCTCGGGCAGCGTTTCGGCCTCGCCGTCAAGTTCTATCTCGGCCAGCATCTCGGCGTCACCCTCGGGCAGCGTTTCGGCCTCGCCGAGCAGTTCCATTTCGGCCTCGCCTTCATCGAGTCCGAGCTGCTCGGACACGCTCGACGATCTAATGATAACGGCCGAGCGGGCGATGCCGATCGACCTGATCGATTTCGCCGTCGGTTCGACCCACTATCGCTACAATTCGACGATCGAAAATCTCACATACGACGGCGATACGTATTACGCCCAGGCGGGTTTTATGTGCGGCGAGATCGAGATCGCCCGCAACGTGCTGAGATCGCAGTTCGAGGTCACGCTGCCCTGGAGCTGCCAGTTCATCCAGCAGTTCGTCTCCGGCGCTCCGGAATCTCTGGTGAGTATCACGAATTATCGCGGCCAGTGGAACGCGGCCTGGAACTGCCAGTACGAGCGATGGTGGGCCGGTTTCGTCAAGGAGGTTCGCATGGAAAGCTCGCATCGGGCGGTGGTGACGTGTGTTTCCGCGATGTCGGACGTGGGTTCGGCGGGCCTGGCGCTCAAGTGCGGCTGGCTGTGCCAGGTGCCTTTGTACAGCGATTCCTGCGGCGTGACCCAGGCGGATTACACTTACGAGGGCATAGTAACCGCCGTCAGCGGCTATACCGTGACCGCGGCGGTGT